GTTTTGAGATTTGGTGTGATCCGAAGATTCGTGTCGGACATGAGAAGACTCGTATTATTTGAGTTCTTTGAAAAAGGTCTTGAGAATGTGTAAAGCTTCTTAAGACCTTCTGGCGCTTTTGAAGACAATTCTGGCGCGTAAAAACAAACTATGAGGAATTGATTATGGCTATTAAAAAATCTTTAGGCGGTAAGGCTATCGTTGTCGAAAGTACTCCTAAAAAAACTATTCAAGGAAAAGGTAAACACACTAAGTGTTCTGCAACAAGTCGTAATAAGGCTCGCAAGCGTTATCGGGGTCAGGGATAAGATATTTACGACATTAAAGAAATGACTTAAATTGTTAAATAAATAAAAGATATATCGATATAAATTACCATGTCTGATTCAAATCCAACAGCTGCACCAAACGCAGCACCAGCAGCACCAGAAAATGCAAAAGTTTTTGGATATGATGTTGCCGCACAAGCAAAGTCTACTCCAGCTCAAAAACTAAATCCAAAGTCACCACTTGCAGCTGGTTGATATATGGCCTTATACGTAGATGATGGGGTCACAGATCAACGGGAAAAGTATATTTGGGATTGGATTGAGGAAGTTTCGGAAAAAAGAGTTGAATTGGGCGGTCATGCAATAGGTCCTAATTCAAAAGATGTAAAAATTGTAATTATAGAATCACCAATTGATGAGATCGTACCTGAATCAGGTCACGATGTCATCATTTTTATTGTGCAAGATTTTTGGAGAGCTCATGAAGTTGATCGTTGGGTAGATCATTACAATCAAAAATTTCCATATTATAAATTTTTTGATGATTGTGCATTAAGAAATACAACAATGAATGGAGTTGCGACAAATAATTCAAAATATAATTTAATTTTAGTTCAGTCTAAAATAAAACTATCAAAAATAAGAAAAAATTTAACAACTTGTTCTTATTATGATTATTGGGATGAAGAGTATTTGAAAGGAATATTTGGAGATGACTATGAAAAAGTTAAAATTGTAGAAGAATCATAAAATAATATTGGCCAGGGATAGCAACCCCTATAAAAGTTCTGATTAAATTAATCAGGAGCTAAAAATGTCCAATTTATCAATAGAAAAAACGTTAGATATGTGGGGAGCAGCTGCTCCATCACCAGAAGAGGGGACTCCAAAGAAGAAACAGGTAATTCAGGAGATTATGCACGATCTCGCCCCGATTCATGATTTAAAAAAACAGACTGATCTTCACGAAAAAATTCGTAATGATGATGATTATGACGATTGGGATTATGGTATGGAAGCATCTTACGGCAAAAAGGTTCTGTAAGGTCTTATACATATAATAAATACCAATAAGTTTCAGTAATGGCTACGATTTCTCGCAAATTTACAGACATAAGTCTCTCTTTTGTGAGAAATCCAGTGACTAATGACATCTTGGTGATAACTGATGCTGATGCAATTAAAAAATCTGTTATTAACTTAACCCGTACTCGAATTGGAGAACGATTTTTTAATAATTTAATAGGAACTTCAATAGATAATTCACTGTTTGAGTTACAAACCCCAGAAGTTGCGGATTACCTACAGACTGAAATTGAAACATTATTGAAAAATTATGAACCACGAATTGGAAACCCCATAGTCTCAGTTACTTATCCAGAAGAATCAAACGAAATGAATGTTGAAATTGTATATGATATTCTTGGCTTACCATTTCCTCGTCAAACTGTAACTTTCATACTGCAACCCACTAGAGTCTAATGTCTTTTAATCAATTCACTAATTTAGACTTTTCCGATCTAAGGGCTCAAATTAAAGATTATTTAAGAACAAGCAGTAAGTTTACTGACTTTGACTTTGAGGGGTCTAATTTCTCTGCACTCATAGACCTGCTCGCATATAATAGCTACATAACCTCATATAACACCAATATGGTGGTGAATGAGGTGTTTTTAGATAGTGCTACACTAAGAGAGAACGTAGTTTCTCTTGCAAGAAATATTGGATATGTGCCAAAATCCAAAAGAGCTGCACAATCAAAAATTTCATTCACAGTTGATATGAGTGCGACCGCAGCAAGAACCGTTACTCTTTTATCCGGACAGGTTGCTTTAGGTTCTGTAGTTAATGGTAATTATATTTTTTCGGTGCCTGATAACGTTATAGTTCCCGTACAAAATGGATTTGCTTCTTTTGAAGAGTTGTCCATCTACGAGGGCATTTACTTAACAAGTACTTTTATCGTGGATACATCACAACCAAACCAGAGATTTATTCTCCCAAATATTAATATAGATACCACTACAATACGAGTGACCGTTTCTGATGCAGTCGATGAGGTATATACTGCATTCACAAATGTTCTCAACGTCAATAAAACTTCGAAAATATTTTTAATACAGGAAATCGCAGATGAAAAATATGAAATTAGATTCGGCGATAATATTGTTGGGAAAAAACCTAAGAATGGAAGTAGGATTAAAGTTTCTTATATTATAACTAATGGATCTTTGGGGAACGGTGCAAGTAATTTTACATTTTCTGGACTTCTTAGAGATAACGATGGACTACCTATTACTACCCAAATTTCTGCGCCAATCACAGTAGATAAATCTGCAGATGGCGATGAAATTGAAAGCTTAGATTCAATTAAATTTATAGCCCCTAGGATATATGCATCTCAGTTTAGAGCCGTGACATCTAATGATTACAAGGCACTAATACCTACAATTTATTCAAATGTTGATTCCGTATCTACCTATGGTGGAGAGGAATTGGATCCACCAGAATATGGAAAAGTTTTTATATCAATTAAACCAAAAAATGGTACATTTTTGTCACAAGTCACTAAGAGGGATATTCTGAGATCTTTAAAACAATATTCGATTGCTGGAATTAAACCGGAAATTGTTGATTTGTCTTATCTCTATATTGAAGTAGACTCTACTGTTTATTATAATTTAAATTTCACTACTGGGTCTCAAGTTGTTAAGTCTAAAGTTTTAAATACTTTAACAACATACGGAAACTCAAAAGATATTAATAATTTTGGAGGAAGATTTAAATTTAGTAAAGTTAATGCACTGATTGATTCTACGGATAAATCAATTACCTCCAACATTACTAAAGTTATAATGAGAAGAGATTTGAATCCAGAAATTGATAATTTTGCTACATATGAAATATGTTTTGGTAATTCAATTTACGTTAGAGATAGTGGATATTCAGTAAAATCTAGTGGGTTTACTATTGATGGTCTTGAGGGAACCATTTATATGGCCGATATCCCAACATCCAAAATAAAAGGAAGAATATTCTTTTTTAAACTGGAGAAAAATGAACCCATACTCGTCAAAAATAATGCAGGAACAGTTGATTATGTAACTGGAGATCTTCTTCTTGATGTTGTAAAAATATCTGGATCGGCATTGAGTAGTGGATTTATTCAAGTTCAAGCTATACCACAGTCCAATGACATCGTTGGACTCCGAGATTTATATCTTCAAGTTGACATTCAAAATTCCGTGGTAAATACAATAGAAGATGTTATATCTTCTGGAGAAAATGCATCTGCGACACAATTTGTTTCAACTTCAAGTTATCTAAACGGAAAGTATACAAGATAAAATGTCAGAAATTAAAAGAGTTAAAATTGATTCTATCCTCGAATCTCAAATTCCAGAGTTTTTAAACGAAGATTCCCCACTATTTCTGGAATTTTTAAAACAATACTATCGTTCATTGGAACACCAAGGTGGAACCTTGGATATTGTCAATAATTTAAAAAAATATAAGGATATTGAAGCCTTCAATAAAGAATCATTAAAACCAAGCACAAC